TCATCATGCGGCAGCGGGCTTAAAGAGCGGGAAGCCAATATAAAAGCTGGTGCCACCAAGAAGTTCAGGATATCCATCGACTCATCAATGAGCATGGACTTATCACCCACGATGCAATGACAAAGCCGCCTACGGGCGGTTTTTTTATGACCGGAGAAAACTGTGGCAGCGACGGCAAGTAACAACTCAGCCATGACGACCATTCTTCTTTCAGGGCCGCTTATCAAGCTGTTTGGTCGTGTTCATCACCGCGAGCTTGGCAGCAAGTCCGTGGGCGAGGCATTAAAAGCGTTGAAGTGCACGCTCGAAGGTTTCGAACGCGCAATCAAAGATCTTGAGCGCAAGGGGATGCGTTTCGCGATTTTCAGGAACCGGAAAAATGTGGCTGAAAAGGATTTCGGTCTCGGCGGAACCCAGGAGATTCGAATCGTCCCGGTCATCTCCGGCAGCAAGCGAGCAGGCGTTCTTCAAACGATTGTCGGTGCGGTTCTGGTTGTCGCCGGTTCGTACTTTGGGCAGACCTGGGCTGTGCAGCTTGGCGTCGGGCTGGTCGCGGGCGGCGTCATCCAAATGCTCAGCCCCCAAGCCTCTGGCCTGAAACAAAGCGCCTCCCCCGAAAATGCCCCGTCCTACGCCTTCGGCAGCGCCAAGAACACCACGGCCAGCGGCAACCCGGCACCGATCTGCATCGGCGAACGCCGGTGGGGCGGGATGATCATCTCGGCGTCGATCCTGGCTGAAGATAAGACCTAACAGCAAAACCCCTCACATAAACGAGGAGGGATTGGCCCTCCAAGTTGAAGGAGGGCTTGTTGATGGGAAAATGGTTTCCACTGATTCGCGCAATTTCTTGGAATTTAATCCGCGTTGCTATCTGTGCGATGAAACTTTACGTGAGCCTCAGGGCTTTTGACCAAACCGCCCTTGAGGCGGTTTTTTTATGCCTGGAGAAAAGCATGGGCGCAGCAGCACATATCGATATCCATGGCGAGAAGGGCGGCAGCAGCAAGCCGAAGTCCCCGACCGAAGCCAGCGACAGCCTGCGCTCGACCAACTTGGCCAAGCTTCTGATTGCCGTAGGTGAGGGTGAGTTCGACAGCGTCCCGACCGACTACGACATCTACTTGGACAACACGCCGATCCGCGATGCCAGCGGCAACTACAACTTCCCGAATGTGAAGTGGGACTGGCGCCCGGGATCGGTGGATCAGACTTACATCCCGGGCATTCCATCCGTGGAGAACGAGACGTCGCTGAACATTGAGCTGCGCAGCGATTCGCCATGGATGCGCTCGATCACCAACACTCAGCTATCCGCCGTGCGCATGCGGTTGGCTTGGCCAGCGCTGCAACGGTCTGATGACCAGGGTAATGTCGACGGCTATCGCATCGAATACGCGATCGACGTGGCCACCGACGGCGGCTCCTATCAGCAGGTGCTGTTGGATGCAGTCGACGGCAAGACAACTACGCGCTACGAGCGATCGCGCCGCATTGATCTACCGGACGCCACCACTGGCTGGCAGATCCGCGTGCGCCGCCTGACGCCAAACCAGAACAGCAACAAGGTGGCCGACACCATGCTGGTGGCCGGTTACACCGAAGTGATCGACGCCAAGCTGCGCTACCCAAACACCGCACTGCTCTACATCGAATTCGACGCCGAGCAGTTTACCAACATCCCGGCGGTGACCGTGAAGTGCAAGGCCCGTCGCTGGATGGTGCCGAGCAACTACGACCCGATCCTGCGCACCTACACCGGGACTTGGGACGGCTCGATGAAATCGGCCTGGACCAATAACCCGGCGTGGATCACCTACGGCATTTGCACTGAAGAGCGTTTCGGTCTGGGCAAGCGCATCAAGCCGTTTATGGTCGACAAGTGGGAGCTGTACCGCATTGCCCAGTACTGCGACCAGCTGGTGCCGAACGGCCTAGGCGGACAGGAGCCGCGGTTTCTCTGCGACATGAATTTGCAGGGCAAGGCTGATGCCTGGTCGCTGCTGCGCGATATCTCGGCGATTTATCGCGGCATGACTTATTGGGCGCAAGGTCAACTGGTGATGCAGGCCGACATGCCGCGCGCCCAGGACTTCGACTATGTGTTCACCCGCTCAAATGTGATCGACGGCAAGTTCTCGTATGGCAGCGCCTCGGCGAAGACGCGTTACACCCGGGCGCTGGTGAGCTACGACAACCCTGCTAACAACTACGACACCGACGTCATTCCGTTCGCTGATCTGGATCTGCAACGCCGCTATGGCGACCGGCCGACCGAACTGAGCGCCATTGGCTGCACCCGTGCATCCGAGGCTCAGCGCCGAGGCAAGTGGGCGATCCTCAGCAACAACCAAGACCGCACCGTGTCATTCAAGACCGGCATGGAAGGCGTAATTCCGCTGCCTGGTCACATCATCCCGGTGGCGGATTCTTTGCTCGCGGGCCGGGAGGTCGGCGGCAGGATCTCGGCAGTGGCGGGGCGGGTTATCACGCTCGATCGCGATACCCAAGCCAAGGCCGGTGATCGGTTGATCATCAACCTGCCGGGCGGCCGCGCCGAAGGGCGCACCGTGCAGAGCGTCAACGGCCGCGCCGTCACCGTGACCGTTGCTTACAGCGAGCCACCAGTCGCGCAACTGCAATGGGCGCTCGACGCCGATGACCTGGCAATTCCGCTGTACCGCGTGCTGCGCACCAAGCGCACCACCGAAGGTGACTACGAAATCAGCGCGCTGCAGTTCGAGCCGAGCAAGTTTGCTTTCATCGACACCGGCGCGCGCCTGGAAGAGCGTCCGATCAGCGTGATCCCTATCACCGTTGTGCCGGCGCCTGCCAGCGCAACCCTCACGTCAACTTCGTCGGTAGTACAGGGGCTGGCCGTGGTCACCATGACGATCACTTGGACCGCCGTGGATGGCGCGGTCGGCTATGACGTGGAATGGCGCAAGGACAGCGGCAACTGGATCAAGCTTCAGCGCACCGGCATGACCAACGTGGACGTGGTCGGCATCTACGCCGGCGGCTATGTGGCCCGAGTGCGGGCGGTGAGCGCGTTCGACATAACGTCGCCGTGGCGCAACTCGATCCTGACCAATCTGAAAGGGAAGGAAGGGTTGCCGCCGGCGGTTTCTTTCCTCAAAACTACCAGCAAAATCTATGGCATTGGCATTGAATGGGGGTTCCCACCTGGGGCGGAGGACACTCAGCGGACGGAGATCTGGAACAGCAAGACTAATGATCTTGCTTCGGCTGTGAAGCTGGCAGACTTCGCATATCCGCAGGCGAATCATGAAATGCAAAACCTGGTGCCAGGGACAAACCTGTTTTTTTGGGCGCGCTTGGTGGACCGAACCGGTAACGTTGGTCCGTGGTTTCCGGCTGTAAACGGCATCAATGGCCAAGTCAGCATTGATCAGTCTGAATACGAGCAATATTTTCTCGGCAAAATTCAAGAGACGGCGCTTGGCCAAAAGCTGCTTGAGGAAATCGGGAAGATTTCTGGTGACGGTAAAGGTTCGGTGAATGAGCGGCTTGAGCAGGCCAAGCAGGAACTGCAAGACCTGGTCAGCGAAATCACCGACGCCATGGCGTATGACCCGACCAAGCCGTACAGCAAAGGCGAGGTGGTCCGGCTTGATGGACGATTGTTCTCGGCTGTGAAGGCGGTGCCGGTCGGCACTGCTCCTCCGAATGCCGAGTTCTGGTACGACATGGGGACGATTGCCGAGACAACCAACGCGATGGCGCTGCAGATCCAACAGCATTCGACCCAAATTGAAACCATCGACGGCAAGGTCACCGCGCAGGCGTCAACGATGCAGGCCCTGCAAGCGGCGTGGCGAGAGGATGACGGCACCGGTGCAATGAGCGAGGCGCTAAAGGCGTATCAGAACACGGCCAGCATCGTGACGAATGAGAAGGTGGTAGCGGAGGAGAAGCTTGCGTCAGCTACACGGTTTACATCCATTGACGCTGCAGTGGGAAAGAACGCTGCCAATCTCTCCACATTGGAGGCGGCAATTGCGACGGACAAGGAAGCTACGGCGCAGCGAATCGAGTCTATTTCGGCCACCGCCAACAACGCTACCGCAAAAGCAGAAACTGCAAGCACCGCCATTTCGGGTCTGAATGGCAAGGTGTCCGCACTGACGACTATCAAGACTTCAACATCAGTGAACGGACGGACAGTGATGTCTTCTCTGGCCATTGGGGTCGACGGTGAGACGCAAGAATCGCAAATCCTTGCGTTCGCACAACGGTTCGCGATCCTCGACGAGGTGAGCGGCCAGATGATTGCGCCGTTTGTTGTGCAAGGCGGTCAGGTATTCATGAACACCGCGATCATCAGCCAGGCCTTCATCAAGGAGTTGGTACTTGGCATGACGCTGCGGTCGGCAGCGCTCAACTCGCAAGGGTTGCCGTTGCTGGAGATCAACATCCCGGCGGGTACGTTCACGCTTCGAGGCCAGTCCAGCAACGGGTACACACTGCTGAACAACGACGGCATCTACGTCTACGACTTGAACTACATCGAGCGCGCAGCGCTCGGGAAGATGACGTAATGGATTACTACGGTGCCAGGACGAAAGACGCGATGGGGCGGCTGACGCTGGAGTCTTCGACGATGACAATCCGGTCGATTGTGACGAGGCAAGTCACTGTGCCGCCGATCACCAGCGACTTCACCAGCTTCATCAGCATGCCTGAGATCACCGCAGAGTCATTTGTGTGCGTGACACTGCCTGATCCGACAAATGAAAACGCCGTCCTGCCTTCCGTGTTTTGGTCAAGTGGGCAGCTTCGCGTAAGGCGCGGGGCGGGTATGGTGCTCAACGTTTTTATACTGACCTACCAATAGGAGCGGGGTATGGACTATGGATTCAGATCGCGCAACGGTCAGAACTACTTTCAGATCGACAGCGATAACAAGGTGCTGAACGTGGCCGCTTCCGGTACTTATACGATCGGAAAACCACCTACCGCACCGGTAACCATTAGTGAGGCTGTTATCACCTACGCGTCACCAATAACCACTGCTGAAGCTCCCCACGTTTTTCTGAACCCCTACAACCAAGGCATGTATCACTCACTGGTACAGATGGGCGGGCCAGGGAACTGGACGGGCTTCTATTTCAGGCTGCATCTGATGGCACCGTTCAACAGTTCCGACTGCAGCGGCCGCTGGCTGGTAGCGACGTTTCGCTCGACATCGCCACCAAGCGAGTATGACTTGCGTCTGCGTAATGCGGCTAACGAGCAAATCTTCGTGGGCGCAGACAACATTCTGGTCATGACCGGTCTGCCGGTTAACGAGGGATGGACTCTAGATAGTCGGGGCGGATCGGTTTCGGGTGTCTACTGGAGCGGTTTCCAGATGCCTTGGACCGGCTCATATGAAGACTACTTTCTTGCATCAACTTTACTGGGCGGGAAAAACTACAACGGCAACACTGCCCGTCAAACGCCTTGCGGCTTCCACGCGGGCGTACGCACCACGCTGAATGGATACATGGGCGCGCTGCAAGGAACTGAAGTTGGCACAGATAAGAATGGTCGCACCACTTTTGCGTGTCGGCCAATGCGCCCGTTATGAGAGCCCAGCCCGCCCAGTGCGGGTTTTTTATTGACCAGAATTAGGATACTTACATGCCTTGGCTTAGAGGTGGGACTGTTGCCGTCACCAACGGATCAACAACCGTTGTCGG